TGCCCCGTCATAAGCCCCACGCCATTGTCGAACACGAGTTCCAGCGAGCTGTGCCAGATCGGATTATTCCCTTGGGCAATTGCCGGAGCGGTCACACTCGAGATCAGCGGCTGATCCCACTCAGTAAAACTGTCTGGAGACAGAATGCCCAAGCGGTTTGACAGCCGATCTCCCACCAAGGTGACATTGTCGCCGCGGATCACAAAGGCTGAGCGCCAGTTCTTCTGGAGATAGCTCTGGCGCTCGTGCCACAACTGCGTGGAGATGTCGTAAACGAACGTTCCTTCCGCGTAGGTGAGTCCATACATGGAGTGGCCGTTCTCGATCCAGGCCATTCCCATGCATTCCTGCGAGGCAAACTTCGTAATCGCCTGTTCAATGGCAGTTGTTGAGACGCGCACCGGCGTATAGCCGTTGATGCGCCGGATCGTGCCATCATTGGCAGGAAAGAAAATGGAGTTGTCGATCTTCGCCGGTCCATACTTGGACGTGCAGCCAATCTCCATGTAGCCCGAGGCCGTGCGGGTCAGGGGGAATGCGGCATCTCCTGAGTCATACCAGACTTCCGTGCTGTCGCGGCCAAACAGGAATACTTCGCGGTGATCAGTGATTCCCACCACCACATCATCGGGAGAGGCTTCCGCTGAGGCGAAATCCAATGCGTCCCAGGCCGAGAAATCAAACGGGGTGTGATTGACGTAGACCCGTCCATCACCGGGGCCGATGATCGCATAACCATCCAGAAACGTCGTCCATTCGGCACCTGGGAAGTCAGGATCCGCCATCGGCGTAACGGTCGCGCCATCATAGAGATAGGACGGCCCATTGACCGTAATCAGGACCTGGCTCCCATCGCTGTCCATGAAGACGGGACCGAAGCCAGGGACAGACCCCAACTCTGTAACACCACCACCCGAATAGATTCGATAGAGTTTGGCCCCCGAAACGACATAGACCATCTGATTGACGCGCAGACCGCCGCGCATCGGGCCCGTGCCCACTGTCAGATAGTCCTTGATGCCGAAACAACAGACGACGGCGGCAGGAGTTTTCGCAGCCGGCGGTGCGGACTCAAGGTAAGCATTCACCATGCGCTGAGCCGATAGGGGACGCGAGATGTGCTGATAACTCTGCGCGCCAAAGGGAATCTGCGGCATCAGAAATACTCGGCTCTCACCGGCTTGCTGACGCGCATGGGAGCTAGAACCTTGCGCAACCGTCGTTCAGCGGGGCTGGCGGCGGGAAGCCCCAGGATGCCCTCCTGAGCAATCTTGGTGCGCTTGGGCTCCGGCAGCATGAAATCATCTACGAGCAAAGCTGCGACCATGGCGCTGATGATGTCGTCGTACAGCTCATCAATGCCGGCCTCGAAGTCGAGTGTCACGATCTCGAGCGCTTCCAGTTGCTTTTGCAGCGAGAGACAGCGTTCCGCGATCAGATCCCCGTCCTCCGCTGACAGACTGTTGCCCACCGCCAGCACTCCCAGCTTGCGTGCCACCCGTTCCTTCATCAGTGCAAATGACACGGACACGGAACCTCCCGGAATTCAACAATCCTTTGGCGACAGAGGCTGGGACGTCCTTGCACCAGCCCTGTGTGGCGGCAATCGAGCCGTAATCGGGGAAAAAACCCGACCACGGCTCGGCCCCGATCAATTCCAGGATCATCCGTTGGAATAGATCGGTGTGACGGTCAACGTGCCCGCCGCTGGCGTCGTCGCCACGGTGGTGATCACGAACTGGACCTTGCTGACGGCCGTCAACACCAGTGGAGCGGTCGCGAACCAGAAGGCCGCACCCGCACCGGAACCGGTGGTGATGGAAGTCACGAAGTCCGCACCCGCGATCTGGATCTTGTAGACCAACGCCGAGGCGGCGAGCGAGGTCGTCTGGATCAGCACGCCAAATACAGTGCAGTTCGCCGGCAGGTAACCCAGCTCGATGATGTCGCCCACATCGTCCAGGGACGTGGTCGCGACGGATACCGTCATGGGATTCATGCAGACGCCGGTCTCGTACGGCTTGGGAATCTGGTGAGCAGCCGATGCCGCCACCGCAACAGTCGATGCAGTCATGTCAGTCTCCTAGGGTGGTGGATCAGGCGTCGCCGACCGCGCTGAAGAACCCTGTCAGGACGCCGTTGTCCTTCGGGGTCGTGGTGTCGACTGCGCCAGTGCCGAACTGGATCTTGCCGACGTCGTAGATCTGCTGGATGGCGATGCCGTTCTTGGTCTTGTAGTCCATCTCTTGGGTGCGCGTGTTCCAGCGCTGGGCGAGCCCATAGCCGAGGGACTGGGCACCGCAGAGATAAACTTCGCCGACGTCGATCGATGAGGCACCGAGGGCCAGCCACTTGTTCTGGCTGAGTTCCGGGATCTCCCGCACGATCACGCCGTCCCAGATGATGTCGCCATCCGTGAAGAGCGGATTATCCGTGCCACGCTCCAGGGCGTACTGCCGGGATTGCACGATATTGGTGTCGAGCTTGAGATCGCGGAACGGCTCTGAGCCGGCGAACATGACGTACCATTCCTCGTCCCCGTTGACCTTGATAGGTCGGATCTTGGGAGAGGCAGTCTTGGCCAACCGCTTCATCACCGAGACGGCCGATGCGGTCAGCTTGTCGTTGGTCGAATCGACGTTGCCGAGGGCGGTCGCAAAGGTCGCCGACCAGTTGGAGTTGGCCGCGCCGAAGAGCACGCGATCCTTGTTCTCGGTGACCCAGGTTCCCAAGGCGGTTGCGTTGGTGGTCTGGAATGCGGAAGTGTTGCCACCGCCGCCGGCTACGATCGCATCCTTGGAGGCGAGCGCTGCGATGAACCGATCGCGGGTCTGCTCCAGCGACCAGTTCATGAGGACGGCTTTACCGGCGTTGCGCAGATCGACTGCGGTCGCCTGCTCTTCGTACTCCGCCACCACGACGCCGTGACGGTAGAGATTGACGGTGAGTGGCCAGGAGCGCTGGCTCAGGTCTTCCTCGAAGCCCTGCAGTGTCTGGTTGTTCTTCTTGCCCGCACCGGCCAGCCGGTTGATGAGCTCGAAGTAGATGGTGTCGCCGGGCTTCTTGGTGAGGACTTCCTTCACCTGAACGATGGAGTTCTCGTCCGTGCCCATGTAGCGCGCGAGTCGATTGCCGCGGATGTACTCCACGAAGTAGTTGTCGTCCCATTGCTTGACTCGCAATGCACTGGGAACAAGGGTATCGGCCATTTCTAGCTCCTAGAAGCGTTTCGTAAAATCTGGTTGAGCGGTTTGGGGCCTTGGTAGACCTCCACCGGAGGGGGTGAGGCATCGGAGTTGAGCGAGGTGGGCACGGCCGGGGTGGCCTTGTACTTCGCTTCCAACTCCGCGCGCAGTCGGGTTTCGATGTCTTTTTCGAGCTTGGCGCGATAGGCGCTGAAATCACCGTTCACGTCTTTCAGCTCGCGGATGCGCAGACCTTCGCGATAGACGAATTCCGCTGGGTTTCTCTCCTGACGAATTTGCGCCCAGAGAGCGGGATTGGCGTTGGCCGCCTCGACGAAGACCTCACGAACCGCGTCAAAGTCGGTATGTTTCTGACGGACGATTTCCTCTGTCAGATTGCACCGCTCGATGAACAGCTCTTCGCGGATCTGCTCCTGCGTGCTCTTCAGCGCACCCGGCAGGTCGGACCAGGGGTCGACCGGCTGTTTGGGTGTTTGAAGCTCGCGCAGCTTCGCTTCGAGGGCCTGGCGCTTCTCGCGCTCTTCCCGCATCGCTTTCTTGTAGGCGGCTGTTTCGGCAGACTCGACCGGTTGAGTAGGTGCAGCGGGTGCAGCGACAGGGGCAACGGGTGGAGTTTCAACAGTAGGCGGCTCCTTGACCGGGACAACCGGTTCCGGGTTTTCCGCTTTCTGCTGAACAGGTGCAGAGGGTGCGGCTTCAGCCTTTTCAGGCTCGGCAGGCGTCGCCGTTACAAATCGCCCTTTTTCATCGCGCGCACGGTCACCGACCAGCTCTTCAATAGCAGCCATACATCCTCGTCTCGTGAGATTTACGAAAACAGCCGTGACGTCGCTGGCACGTGCAGGGATCACGGACCCTGCAAACCGATTCGCCCGTTAACCCCGGCGGCGGGTGTAAACTTGATAGATTCGGGGATCGTCTAACGGCAGGACATGGCGCTTTGGACGCCAGAACGCAGGTTCGAACCCTGCTCCCCGAGCCACAAAATCAATCGTCCAAAGCAGCGAGAATCAGCGTGAGTGCTTCCTCGTCGTCGCGCTCCTGCTGCTCGGCCAATAGCCGCGCAATCTCCTGATCGATCTCGGCGCGAAAGGCCTCAACCGACTTTCCGGAGAGCTCTGCGAGCGAGCGGAAGTCATAGGTCTTGGCTGGTGGAATCGGAATCGCACCGATTGCCCCAACCCGGATCGGGTCGACCGGTTGCGCGGGCGGCTCGATCTCACGCTGGCGACGCTTCTTCTTGCGCCGGAATGCGGTATCGGCGATGCGATCAGGTGGCCAGTCGAGCGGACCTGGCAGAGCGGTGATATCTGCCCCGCTCGGGATCAAGACGCCCGCCGTGAACGTCGCCGTCACGCCCGTCAAGGCAACGACGACATCGCCACCGGCGGAAGGTGTCACGGTGCCGGCGCTGAAAAGCGCGCTGATACCGCTCAAGGCAGTATCCGTGCTCGGTGTCAGCAGCCCGGCGGTGAAGGTTCCCGATTGGCCGCTGAGCGCCGCATTCGTACTCGGCGCCAGCAGTCCAGCCGTGAAAGTGGCTGTCTGTCCGTTGAGCGCGAGGGCTATGTTGGGCGTCAGAACACCCGTGCTGCCCGTCGCGGACTGACCGCTCAGTGCTATCGCCAGCGAGGCAGTCAGCGTGCCGGGGCTGAGCGTGCCCGTCTGGCCTGTCAGTGCGACCGCGCTGGCCGGCGTCACCGTGCCAGCGGTGAAGGTGCCGGTCTGACCCGATAGCGCCTTAGCGAGGCTGGGAAGCAGCGTCCCGGCCGTCCCGGTACTGCTCTGACCCGTGAGCGCGATATCCGTATTCGGCGTCAGGGTGCCCGCGGTGAACGTCGCCGACTGCCCGGTCAGGGCTACCGCGACGTTGCTGCTGACCGCGGCATTCAGCGCTTTCGGCGACTGATAGAACCGTGCCCCAAGTCCCGGACTGCGCCCCGGATGGGTCGCTAGAGGCCGCGCCCAACCGGTCGGGGTTGTGGTGGTCGGCGCCAGCAGCTCGAAGGCAATCCACGACCAGATGGGCGCCGTGGTCGCCTGAAAATTAACGTTAACGCTACCCGGCGCACCTGAATTACTCGCCTTGTAGACGCGTAATCCATCCGCATGCGATCCGGCATTCGCCTCATCGAATGTATCGGTGCTGGAGGGAGTGTTACTGCCATCATCGTCGCAAGCGACTCCCACCACCTGCGAGCCGGTTGCGGTCGTGGTGACCGTGCCGTTGAAGTTCGATGAGGCTGAGGTGCCGGAATTGGATGCGGCGCCGGTCTGACTCGTGGCCGCACCGGTCCAGACATCGACCCAGAAGGCCCCGACGAGTTGCCCGCTGGCGCCGCCATTGTTGACGCTGAGAGAAACTGTTCCCGTCGACGACGATGAGACGAACCCACGTAGTGCGACCGCGCCACCTCCACTGGCGTTGACCTGATTCGCGATCTGCGTGAACGACACCCCAGTGAGTGTCGTGGTCGGGCTCCAGGTGAGCGCACCGCCCGTGGAATCCACAAAAGCGGTGATCGTGATCCACGAGCCGCTCGGCGGGGTAAAGGAGGCGGATGTCCCGCTGCTGGTGGTGCCGTTGCTGCTGAGGTTGCCCGCGGTCGAGGTCGTGGGACTCGACGCGTCCCGGGCAATCGCCATCTCAACTTACCGTAACAGTCGCGCTCGTCTTGATCGCCGCCGACAGCGTGATGGAGCCTTTGAGCATCCGATTGGTCCCAGCGGCCAAGCCGGTCTGCACAAAGGTTGTGGGGACCTCCTGGCCTGTCTTGGTACGGACCTCGATGCCGCCCCTATCCAGACTGCTGGCGAGGGATGAATAGGTCACCCCGCCATCCATACTCAGCTCCATATCCATCGCGATAGTGTCACCCGCGTTGGGCCAGATGGTCAGATCGGCCGTGGTACAACGCGCGATATCGATCTCGATAGAGACAATCGCAGTGGGGACCGCAATCGGGCCGAAGTTGTGAATTCCCGCCGGATAGGTCGCGGTTGGGAGCACGCTTACGGTCGTCATTTCCCGAGCTTCCGTAAGGCTTCGAAAGCTTTCTTTAGAGCTTCCGCGAAGTGATGTTGCTCATGGCTCATGCGGCACTGTTCCCCCAGCTCTTGACGCTGTATTGCTGCAGTTGGAATCCGTTTCCGGCGTTGCTGACGGACTGCGCGACGAAGAGGTCGAGCGTATTGGCGACCGTGGAATCAAAGCCCGTTCCGACCGCCGGCGCGGTATTGGGCGCCATCGCATTACCGGTGCCCGCCGCGTTGTCCGCAGCTGAGGCGACCTGCGCAATCATCTGGCCATTCCAGTAGGACTGCCCCATGAGTGTCGCAAGCGTTCCATTGCCCACTGACCGACAGGTGAGCATGATTCGGCCATGCGCCGGGATAGTCGTGTGAGCCGTGGTCGTGAGATTGATCGCCCCGGTGGTGAAGGCAATGACCGCGCCTACCATGATCTGAACGGTAAATGTATCGGGACCTGTGACGCGGTTGCTGATGCCGGCATCGATATCGATCTCGAGGCGTCCTCCCAACTGGAAGAAGTTCGGCGGCAGCGTGATGAGGCCCGTAGAGGCGGCGGTGGCGGTTGAACTGGTGAGAACCGACTTGGCGGTCGTGTAGGTGTTGTACAGCGTCCCAGCTGCGGTGATATTGACGAGTTCCTGTGCCCAGCTCTGACTAGCCATTGCGTGTCCTCATGCAAGTTGTATTAGAGCGTGGGTCGCATCGTTCACGGGCATGGTCAAGGTGAAATTGCCGGCCGTGACCGTCTGGGAGCCGAAGGTATAGACTCCGATCGCCCGGTTGGACTGCGTGCTGTTGTAGATCAGCACCGTGTCGAATGCAGTAGTCAGGGTGACGGTGCTATAGAGCAGTGAAGCCGATGGCGTCCAGATGCCCGTCGTGCCGCTCGTGGAAGGCGCAGTGGCGTTCGTGACGGTGATGCCGCCTGCGCTATACCCCGTGCCCGAGACCTCACTCGTCGCGCTATAGGCCGTCGTACCGGCTCCGAGAGAACCGGAGGCGAGATAGAGCGCGGCCTTGATGGTATCCGTAGTGGGCGCGGTCAGACTGGTACGCGAGACAATCGTCACGCTTCCCAACTGGTGCGCGCCGAGCATCAGCTCGGATTTGAATGAGCCACAGAGGGCCTGTGTGTTAGCGATGGGACTATCCTCCGATCCGACCTAAAACGCCTTCAATGCCGATGCCTTGTTTCAACGTCACATGCACCGAGCGATGCACCACCTTGCCCAGGAGCCGGTATTCCACGACCTCAGTCCGCTCGTGAGGGTTTTCCGTCACGGAGCGATACGGGCCTTCGAGCTTGTGTTCGTCGAAGGGCACAATCTGACCGTCACCGAAGTCCACGTTGATCATCCGTTCACCGTCGCGCCTGTGATTCGACCGGTACTATCGCGCTCGACCGCGATCTTGCGCGGCTTGGCAGGTTTGGGCTGCGCGTCAGGCTCATTCGCGGCCTGCGTCTTCTGACGCTCGGCGTGCAGTTGCTGAGCATGTTGTAATCCGAGGTCCGCGACCTGTTTGGCATGCGCGGATTGCTGCGTCTCCAGCTTGGAGGTGAGAGCGGTAATGGTCGCTTCCTTCGAAGCCCCATCCACGATCGCGTTGGCCGCGTTCTGCGTGGCCTCGAGCTTCTGAGCGGCAAGTAACTGCAACGCCTTGAGCTCGATCTCTTTGGCGTTGAGCATTTCCATTTGCGCTTCCAGCTCCTGCTGACGCGCGCCGAACTGCGCCTCAAAAGCCGCCTGCTTGGCGTTCAACTGATCCTGCGCTGCCTTCACCTGCACCAACTGCAATTGGGCCTCGGCCTTCTGCTGATTGAGCGCAGCCTCGGCCTGTTGCTGCTCCTGCGCTTTCTGCTGCTGGGCCTGGGTGATCTGCTGGATCTGCTGCTCCTTCTGCTGGAGCATCTGTTGCACCTGGGGTGGGATCTCCGTCCCGTCCGGCAGCTTGCCGCTCATCGCATCCAGTACCTGTTGCTTGTTGCGCAGGTTGGACGCCTGGATGATGGCCTGTGGCGGAATCGGTACACCGCCCTTGGCGAGATCTACGAGTTGCTGGAACTGCTCCTGTTGGACCGTCACCACATCGGGCGACTCATCGATGATGATATCGACATCCATCTCGGCCACGTTGTTCATCGGCGCACCGGGCTGGGCCATGCCCTTCTGCACGTGCGGATGGTTCGGCGGATAGGTCGAATTCAGTGCCAGAAAGCGCGAGTTCTCATCGTCCGTGATGCGCACCCACATCTCGCCGGTCCAGAACTGCTTGATGCGCGACCAGGTCGCGGTCATCACACGTTTCTGCCAGTACCGCAGGGAGTCGGTCAGGATCCCGAGTTGAATCGCCCCGCCCTGCTGGTCCACCTGCTTGGCGCGACCTGACAGATCGCCGGTTGTACCGAGCAGGGCTTCATTCGGTCCCGTGCCGGAGAGCGCCACAATCGCTTCCTGCAACAGCTTGAACTGTCCATCGGCAAGGTCCGCGTTCTCCCGGATCTCGAGCTTCATCCCCGGGGTGTATTCGAGAAAGCCATCCGGCCGGGCCAGCTCCTTGCGGGCGGCCTCGACATCATCGACCGCGCCCTTCTCTGCAGTCGCCTGGTTGACGCTCAGCAGATGCAGTGACTTGGAGCGGCGCTTGTTGATCTCGTCCTGCAGGTCCTTGTAGCGTTTCACCACTCCATAGCGATTGCCGTTGCGGTCCACGTAGAGGGATTGCAGGATTAGCGGGCACTCGGGCTTGCCGGTCTCCGCATCGACGTAGACGCTTTTCTGCGGGCCTTCGATGATCCCTACGCGGGAGAACACCACGCGGTACCAGCTGTCACCCTCCTTATAGTAGTGCTCGAGGATCTGCACGCGCTTGCGGCCGCGGTCAAACCAGCGGGGTCGATCATCGTACGTGTCAGTCGGCTGGGTAAAGCTCTGGCTCGTGAAGAGATCGAATGCGCTACCGATCTTGGGATAGGTGACTTTCGCCTCGTCCAGATCCATCCATTTGACAATGCCCTGATAGCGCGAATCACTGAAATCACGCAGCAGCGAGTGGCCGTCGTAATACAGCCGGTCCCAGCGGATGTAGCGGATGTGGACCTTCTTGTTCCCGCTCTTGCCGTAGGTCTGATTGTTATCCACGATGACCTCGGCACCGCCGAAGCCCTCGACCGTCATATTCTCGAAGACGGCTGACTTGATCTGTGAGAAGTTGCTGCAGTCTGCAACGTAGCGCAGCGCATCTGTCGCTGCATCCGCGCCGGGATCATCCTGGGGCGTACGGGGAAACGCCTTCGGATCGGTGCGTGTCTGTCGCTCCAGGCCTAGCAGATACTCGATCTTGTCCTTGATGCGGTTG